CCCGGGATTCCGTCGCCCAATCCTTCGGGCCGTCCTTCGCTTCCCGAAACCCGAAACGCTACGGCCCGAAAGCTATTCGAACTTCTGTCCAAAGTGGCGGAAGGTCAAACGACTTCCTACATGGAGCGTTTGATTGAGCGTTGCCTAGCGGACCCGGACCCCACGCTTTGCAAGTCCCTGCTCGATAAGCTGGCCCCGACGTTGACGCCGGAAGTAACCAACGTCTTGATTGCCGGGGGATTCGAAAACCGTTTGGCCCAATTGCGAACGGAACGGGAACGGGTTGCCGAACTGCCCCCGCCCTTGGCCCCGGCCCGGGTCATTGATGCGGCTCCCGTAGTTAGGCCGGGGACTTAATCGCATGAATAGGGGGGAACGGAAACGGGTCATTGTGCATCGTCCCATTGTCCGCCCCGTCCAAGCCCCGCGTCCGGGTCCGGCTCCATTGACCGAAGCCGATTTACTCATGGACCCGGACAGATACGCTTCCGAATTGCTTTGGATTCGTGACAAGCGCGGGGACGTGATTCCGTTCCGGCTCAATCCCGTTCAACTTCGGATATCCGAAGCCAAGAAAAGAACACGCGCACTAGGCAAACCGGAACGTTACCTAACGCTGAAGTCCCGGCGTCAAGGGGTCACAACGTATGAGCAAGCCCTATCCTTCCATGGGGTAGCGACACGGGCCAACTACCAAGCCTTGACGCTGGCCCATGACGATAAGAGTACGGAGAAGATTTTCCGTATCGCTAATCTGTTCTATGACACGTTGATTGAAGACTATAGGCCGCGCCGGTTGACGGCCAGCAATAAGCGGGACTTGAACTTCCCCGGGCTCCGTTCCCTGTACTCTATCGGCACGGCAGGGAGTAGGGCCGTAGGGCGTGGCGATACGCTTAACCGCGTCCATTGGTCCGAAACGGCATGGAGCCCGGGGACTAAGGAAGACCAACGTCGGACCTTGGCCGGACTGACCGAAGCGGCTTCGGCTGGCGAAGTCGGATTGGAAACCACGCCGAACGGCGTTGGCGATTTGTTCCATGAGAAGTTTACCGAAGCCATGAAGGGGCGCAACGAATGGACCCCGCTTTTCTTTCCTTGGTTCGCGGACCCTACTTACCGGCTTACGGTTGGGGAATCCGAAGCCCTTTCGATTATGCGCGGATTGACGGAGGAAGAATCCAAGCTAGTAGTCAAACACAAGTTGGACGCCGGACAAATCGCTTGGCGTCGAATGCAGATAGAGGAACTGAAGCACCTTTTCCCGCAAGAGTACCCGGAGGATTGGGAAACGTGCTTCCTTGTTTCGGGCCAATCGTTTTTCGACAAGGCCAAGATTAACGCGCTTTTCCACGATTGCAAGGAACCCGTCCACGCCCGCGAAGACGGTACGTTTATCCAATGGCAAAAGCCTTTGGAGGGGCGGCACTACGTTTGCGGGGCGGACGTGGCCGAAGGGCTCCGCGAAGGCAACCGAAGCGTCATGGGCGTACTGGATTTGGAATCCGGGGAGCAAGTCGCGGTTATTCGGGGCAAGTGGCCCCCGGAGGAATTCGCCCGCTTGTGCGCGGACGTGGCGACGATTTACAACACGGCCCTTCTAGGCGTGGAACGAAACAACCACGGCCATAGTTGCTTGAACACCCTTTCCAATTCCATTCAGTATCGGGAACTGTACTACCACAAGGAATACGATTCCACGGGGAAGGGGCTCCCGGCCTTGGGCTGGCCCACTAGCCCGAAGACCCGTCCTATCATGCTGGACGATTTGCGGGAAGCCGTGGAAGGCCGTTACATGGCCGTGCATGATCGGACCTTGTTAGAGGAATGCCGGACCTTCGGACCCAACGAACGGGGCCGGTACGAAGGTTTGAACGGGGCCTATGACGATTCCCTTTTTGCGTGGGGAATCGCTTGGCAAATCCGCAAGGTGTCTTCCCGTCACGGTTCCGCCAGCTTGTCCAAGGAATACGAATCCGCCGTACAGTCTTCCGCGTTGGGCCGGATGTATTCGGGGGATTCCATTCCTGTTTCGGTTGCGTCCTTCAATCAACTTCCCGGCAGACTCTACTAGGGGAGAATCATGGGCTTTTTATCGCGTCTTTTGGGGGTGCCTACAAATGGGCATCGGCAACCCGTCGCGTTGGCGCATACCCCGGACGCAACCACGCCCACGCCCGAAATAGGTTCGGTCCTTAACCAGTTTTTCGGGGAGTCCAAGGTATCCGGGGAAATAAAGAAACTTCTAGGCGTGTTCAATCCGCGTTGGGTTGACACGAATACCCGTCTTCTCATGCGGACGGACCCGGACGTTGCCTTTGGGCTGGCGATTCTTCGCGGGCCGATTATCAACATGAATTGGACCGTGGAAAGCCAAGACCCCTTTATCAAGGCGTTCGTGGACACGCAACTAAAGGCCGTGTATCGAAAGCTGGCGACGGGCCTTAGCCAAGCCATGACCTTCGGCTATCAGCTTTCCGAAAAGGTTTGGGAATCCAAGCCGTATACCGTGACTTCGGAAAACGATGTAACCGGGGAACAGGAATTCAAATCCCTTCCGAATGCTTGGGTTTATCACGACTTCAAAGCGATAGACCCGCGTACCTACACGCTCCTAATCGACAAGGAAAAGGACGAATTCGGGGGCGTGGAACAAAACGCGAACCGCCGCACTATCGGGACGGGTCCGCGTGTCGGCCCGGAGAAAGTCGCCCTTTGGTCCTTCCGCAAGGAAGAAGTTTGGGGCCAGCTTAACGGGTTCGCCATGACGGACCAATCCTATACGCCTTGGTATGACAAGTCCGCCCTTACCCTTTTCTGCAATCGCTACTTCGAACGGAAAGCGGACCCCGCATACAAGGCGTTGGCCGATGCTCAAATCAAGGACGGCAACGGGCGGCTTGTGGACGGTTTCCAATTCATCGTCAACGCAATCCTTGGGTTGAAGAACGGCGGCGTTCTTGTCCTTCCCAACCGGCGTGACCCGCAAGGGAATCTTCAGTTTGACGTAAGCACCATGCAAGACGATAAACGCGGGGATATGTTCCAACAACGTTTGGATTCCCTGTCACAACAAATCCTCCGCGCCCTTTGGATTACGGACAAGGCCGCTACTTCGGACGGGACCGGCTCCCTAGCCATGGCCGAAGTCCACGCGGATACGATGTCCGGCATGATGCAAAGCATCCTTCAGGAATGGCTGGACGAAGTTGTTAATCCGCAAATCGTGGCCCCCTTGGTCCTTTACAACTTCGGCCAGCAAGCCCTAGACCAATCGGGTACGCGGGTCACAACGGGCGGGCTTACAAAGTCCATGCGGGATATGCTCCAAACCCTTTTGACCCAACTTCTTCAGGCGGAACAGTTGACGGACGCGGGGAGCCGCGTAACGTTGCTGGAACGGTTGGACGCGGCGGGGATTGCGAAGTCCCTTGGTCTTCCCATGCGGAGCCCGGAAGAACTGGAAGAACTGGCCCAACAAAAGGCGGCACGGGCTCCATTCCCGAATGGACAATCCGGCCAACCGCCCAATCCGAATCGGGACGAAGACGCGGAGCCGGACGATAAAGTGATAGCGGACGAACTGGTTAGGCAAGGTGTCATGGAGGGGGACGAACTGGAATAACGTTCTACTTACTCCCGGCTCCCGGTACACGGGACCACAACCCAACGGGCCTTTTGCGCCATGGTTGGTTGACCCGCTATAGCGGGAAGCGTGGACCGATATTCGGGCAACCCTGACGGGAACCCGATTGGACCCGGAGCCGGTGTTAAGTGGAATGGGCAACCGCCCAACGTGTTAGGCCCGTGCGGGCCGCGTTGGTCAAGAGTTGCAGTTTACGGGGCCTAGCCCCGACGTTCCACGAATCGAAAGGGGTTTGAGTATGGGGCGCGTGAAATTCCTTGGGCTGAAGGCGATTGGGGCAATCCGCCTTGCCGTGAATCCGGCGGACGGGGAAACCGTGACGATTGGCCCCGTCCCTGCTGTTGGCGGCGTCACGGGTAAGCGGTTCGAATTCGACAACAACGCGGTTGTTGTGGCGGGCAATTTCGCCGTGGTAATCGGCGGGACTGCCGCGCTTACGGCGGTTGCTCTAGTGGCGGTTATCAACGCCAACCCGCCCACGCCCACGGGCGTTGTTGCGTCGATTGATCCTATCGACCCCTTGACCGTTCGCCTTGTCGCTTCGGCGCATGGCGGGGCGGGCAATCTGGCCTT